CTGGATGAGTTGTATGCAAGCAATGCACAAGGTAAGCCTCGTGCGTATACTATTATCGGCGGTGAGATTAAGTTTGCTCCAGAGCCTGACTCATCGTACACTGCAGAAATTGTGTACCAAGAGGGCGTGCCAGACCTTTCTGATATCAATACTACCAATGAGATACTAACTCGTCATCCAGACGCATATCTTTATGGTTCTTTGGCTGCGGCTAGTGTATATTTGATGGACGACCAGAAAACTACTGTGTATGAACAGTTGTTTACACGGGCTATTGATGAAGTTAAGCGCGAAGAAGAGCGGAGCAAGCAGGCTGGCTCTGCGCTTCAAATGAAATCTGATTACGGAGAACTAACATGAGCGCAATGAGCGATTATCTTGAGAACAAGTTTCTCGACCACTTTCTTGGAACGTCTAGTACGGCCTCGCCATCTAATGTTTATGTTGCACTGCACACTGCCGACCCTACAGATGCTGGAACGGGCACAGAAGTAAGCGGGAATGGATATGCTCGTCAAGCGATTACTTTCGGTGCTGCTTCATCTGGTACTGCTTCTAATAGTGGTGCCGTTGAGTTTCCTGCTGCTTCTGGCGGTGCCTTTGGAACGATTACTCATATTGGCCTTTGGGATGCAGCAACGAGCGGCAACCTTCTTTTCCACTCTGCGCTAACCACATCAAAAACTATCGCTGACGGTGACATCTTTAAGATTGCTGCATCAGGTATTGACATTACGGCAGCTTAGTTATGGCTGACATTGTAGGGCCAAACCTTGAGCAGCTTGATAACTGGGGTTACTTAGAGCAACTACCTAATCAGGCTCTTGACGCTGCGTTTTGGAATACATTAGCCCTGCGTGAAGGTGAGGCTACACCTTCTGTTTCAGCAACTGTATCATCATCTGGTATTAGGATTCAGTTTGGTGCCTCAACACCGTCTGTATCGTCCACAGTAACGTCAGAAGGCATAAGAATACAGCTTGGTGAGGGTAGCCTAAGCGTTGCCGTTACAATCACCTCAGATGGTATTAGAGTACAGTTTGGCGCATCTTTAGTTGTTGGCCCAGCCACGATGACTGCTGCTGGCGGTCTTCTTGCAACAGGTGCTGCAACTCCTGCTACTCAGGCAATTATTGCTGCTGTTGCTACTGGTCAGTTTGATGGTGCATCTTCCTTGTCTGCTGTTATTTCTGTTGGAGAAACAGATGTAGAGATTTTAGGCGAAGACTGGTCTATAGTTAGCGAAGGTGGTGAAACGTGGACAGAGGTGTCTGAAGGGACAGAGATTTGGACTGTTGTTTCTGAAGGCTCTGAGACTTGGGGTGTGCAATGATTAAGCTAGGACAATTTTTACCTGACCAGCCTCCGTATAAAAATGCTGGAGCTACTGTAGCAACTAATGTTGTTCCTGCCGCAAACGGGTATACAAACTTTCCTGATGTTCTGCCGTTTTCTGGGGCAACAAACAAATTTATCCGTGGAATGTTTGCTGCAAAGGATGACTCAGCCTCTGCTGCAATATATGTTGGCGATGAAAACTCTCTTTACAAATTTGACGCTACGGATTCGAGTCTTGACGATATTTCAAAAACATCTAACGCATCTTACTCAACGGGCACTGGCTACGTCTGGCGGTTTGTCCAGTTTGGTGAAGATGTTGTTGCCACTAATTATAGTGACCCTATCCAAACAATTGCAGCAGCAGGGGGTGGTCGATTTTCTGATTTAGGCGGCTCTCCACCTAAAGCACGTTTTATTGCTGTTGTGCGTGACTTTGTGATGTGTGGCTATACCAATGACACGACTGATGGTGAGAAGCCATATCGTGTTCGATGGTCTGGCATTGGTGATTATGATAGCTGGGCTGTTGACCCGAACACGCAAGCAGACTTTCAGGACATCTCAGATATGGGTGCTGTCACTGGCCTTGTTGGTGGTGAATATGCAACGATTCTAATGGAGAAGGGAATTGTACGCGCACAGTATGTTGGTTCGCCGCTTGTTTTTGAATTTGATAAAGTTCAGTTGCAACGTGGCTGTAAGGTTGCTGGTTCTGTTGCCGCTCTTGGTCGCAATGTATTTTATCTTTCTGACGATGGTTTTTATGTATTTGACGGTAGCTCTTCTAAACCCATTGGAGCAGAGAAGGTAAACAGATTCTTTCTTAAGAGGTTTCAGTCTAACAACGCCGCGCGTATGAGTGCTGTTGTTGACCCATCTCGTCAGATTGTTGTGTGGTCTTACCCTAGCGTTGACTCTGGTGATGGCACGCCTGACGAGCTTATTATTTACAACTACGCAATAGATAGCTGGAGTACCGCAAGCATTGGCTTGGATGCAATGGCACCTCTATTTACGGCTGGCTACACGCTTGAGGGTCTTGCTACCATTTCCACCAACTTGGATACACTGCCTAGCTCTCTTGACTCCGCAGTTTACAAGGGTGGTGAGTTTTTCTTTGCTGGAGCAAAGGACAAGAAGATTCAAACTTTTACGGGTGATAATTTGAACGCGATTGTAGAGACTGGTGAGTTTGACATGCAGGCGGGTAAAAGCTCTCTTGTGAATGGTATTATCCCATACATTGAAAATGATAGTGGTTCACCTCTTACCGTTACTGCTCAGGTTGCCTCTAGGGACTCTGGCAATGCCGAAGTTACCTTTGGTACAGCATCGACCCTAAACACTGACAACTTCTGCCCTGTTCGGTCTTCTGGTCGTTTTCACCGTGTTCGTCTTAACTTGAGCGGAAGTTGGACAAATGTTCAAGGTATTGACGTTGATGGTCAGATTAGAGGCCGTAGATAATGGCTAATCAGTTCCGCAATCTTCCCAAAGAGGGTGGTTCACCTCGTCAGATTTCTGAAGTGGTGAACAACATCATGGAGGGCAAGATTAATAGTACAGGAACATTTACGGCTGTAAACGGAACAACATCAACCACTGTGACTGACCGCCGTGCTAGTGTTAATAGCGTTATTTTGTTTGTTGGCCTTGACTCTCATTATTACGATGTTGACCCATATATTAGCTCCCGTGCCAATGGTAGCTTTGTTGTTGGTCACAAAAATCATGGTCATAACAGCAGTATTGCATACGTTATAATAGGTTAAACAGGGGGAAGGTGATGTGGCTAATTTGAGCGAAAAAGATTACGCTAAAATTGGATTTGAAGAATTTTTATCTTCTTCAGAAAAGGAGTTTCCTTTTAGTTTTGAAGATGTATGGAATTTTATTCAACAATCTAAGGCAAGGCAAAGTTGGGAGAAAAAAATACAAGAATTTGAAGAGGCTATTCGTGATAGCGAAGAAAGCCTTGGAGATAATATGTTGAATGTTGTTATGCCCGTGGAGCATAACTTTACTGAAAAGCAATACATTAGAGAGTTTCGTGCCCCCTCTGGTCATGTTATTGTTAGTAAAATACACAATACTAATCATCCTCTTTTTCTTCTTGAGGGGGATGTTACAATTATCGAAGAGTCTGGAGAGCGGCGAATGACCGCCCCGACTTTTTCTTTGACTGAAGTTGGTACAAAGCGTGTGGTTCTTGTTCACAAAGACTGTTATTTTGTTACAGTTCATCCAGCAGAGTCAACAACGCCCTTAGAGGCAGAAGAAGAAGTTGTGGCAAAAACTTTTAAAGATGTTAATATAAGCCCGAAAGACTTGTCTAATTTAGATAATTTTATTGAAAAAGTTAGGAATAAAGCATGAGTATGGCAGCAGCAGCAATAGGCGCAGCAGCAACTCTTGGTGGTGCAGCCTTAATGTCAAAAGGTGGTGGCGGCGTTCAGCAAGCTGGAACATCAACCACAGTAACCGAACCAGCAGATTATATTAAAGGTGAATATGAGGCTCTTGCCGAGCAGCTTGCTGCTCTTAGACAAGGTGGTCTTCTTGGCGACATTCAAACACTTTCGGATTACGAGCGTCGTCTTATTGAAAGTGCTATGGCTAGAGCGGATGCTCCAGCACCGTTTCAGGCTGAGGGAGAGAGGGCTGTTGGTGGGCTTTTTGCTGGAGACCCATTGTTTGAAGAGGCGGCTAATATATATCGCGGAACCTCTGGGTCTATAATGGATTCCCCTGAGTTTTTGGCTGCAAGTGAAAGGGCTGTGCAAAGAGCAATGAGTCCTGTTGCATCTCGGTTTGCTGGCAGTGGTAGGCTAGGTAGTGGAGCTTTTGCTGATGCTCTTGCAAGTTCGAGTTTTGGGGCAATGGCTCCTTTAGCTTTGGAGGCTAGAAGGCAGGATATTGACACAGATTTCTCTAGGGCTGCTGGTCTTGCTGGTCTTGGTGACTATAGGACTCGCGGAGCACTTTCAGCTATTGAGGCCGCTAGACTTGTCGGGCAGCAACCATACGAACAAACGCAGCGTGGGCTTGCGTTAGGTGGCCTTCTTAGTGCGGAGGATTATGCTTTAAGGCAGGCTCCAGTTACTGCTGCGGAAAGATACACTGACCTTCTTCGGGGAGCTACAGTCGGCTCTCAAACGACACAGCCTCTTTATGCGCCCAAGAGAAGCACTAGCTCAATTTTCGGTGGAGCATTAATGGCATCTGCCCCTGCTATTGGACAGGCTTTTGGAAGTTACTTTAATCAACCAGCCCAAACATTCGCCCCAAGGGTAAACACTTTTGCTCCAGTTAATGCAGTCAATCCCATGACTGGGACAAACACGTTTTATCCCACTGGCGGTGGAAATCTTTTGTACTAGGAAATTATTATGGTTCAGCTTTCTGATTATTTTGGTGGACTTCTTGGGGTTGATGATGCTCGTGCGCGGAGAGATTCGCTAGAGAGAGCAATACGGCGACTGCCAAACGAACTAGAAAGAAACTACTCTTTTATAGATACTGCTGCTGCGTCTAGAACTCCTGCTCGTCGAGGAATGTACCCTGAAATTGATGCCTCCTTGGGTGGGCTTCGTCCCATGGAAATAAGGGCTATGGCTGATAGAGAGCGTCAAATAGGAGAACGTGCTGCCTTATTAGGGCGGGATATTCCTTCTGTCATGCAGCTTACTCCAAACGAAATTAGGCTTGCTGGATTGCAGGGTGCCCTTGATGCAGCAATTTTAGACCCTCTTAGCGGTGACTTTTCCGCTTACTCTGGCCTCGTAAAAGAGTCTCCAGATGACACAGTTTTGAGCAGAGCGGGAAAGAGAACTTTAGGGGCACTTGGCGACGTTGGTGAATTTATTTCAGGAAATGCTGGTGAGGTGTATCGTTATGCTATGTCTCCAGCAGACAATCCTTATGAAATGAGATTTCAAGAATTTGGGGAGCGTGACGTATTTGAAGAGGCTGAAGAGGCAGAGAGAAGTGGTCAGCTTGCTAGTAAATCATATAATGTTGCTCAAAAAGTTCTCAAAGGAGCAACTCCTGAAGAGCTTCCAGAAGATGAGAGGGTCATTGCTGAGAATCTTGTAAAAAATGCTCCAGCAAGTCCTGCAAGGCCAAATGCCGCCGCGCAACAAGTGGCGGCTGAAGCTGGGCTATTGTCCCCCCCAAAACAATCTAAATTTGGTGGTTTGTTGAGCGTAATGGCTCAAAATTTACAAGACGCTATGGTTGCTGAAGGCACTTTACAGGCCAACATGCCCCAACTTGTTACGGCAGATGATTTGGATAAATTGAGAACAATTACGCCGCAAATGATTTTGGCGCAATCTCAAAAAATTAAGCAGGGCAGGGAAGAAAGACTGGCTCAAGACAGGAGAACTGCTGTTTCCGACCTTAAAAATCAGCTTGCTATACAGCGTGAACTTAAGAACTTGGGCGCGGAAGATAACAAAAAACTTGAGCGTGAAGCCGAGTCTATTTTGAAGGCGCGAGAAACTATTGGATTTATTGATGAGGCATTGCCCTTGATTAGCGGATTTGCTGCAACTGGCAGCCCAGCTTCCCAACTTTCTCAATTTGTCGCGGGGACACCAGCTTTTAATCTTGATGCCGCTCTTAGACCTATTCGTGCAAGAATTGGTTTTGATGAGCTTACTCGTATGCGTGAAATGTCTCCTACGGGTGGTGCCCTTGGTCAAGTTTCAAATTTTGAAAATCAACTTCTTCAGGCAACAAAAGGTGCCCTAGAGATTGGTGTTGACCGAGAAACCATGCGCCGAAATCTTTTGAACTATAGAGATGCTCAAATGGCTATGATTCACGGTATTGTTGACAATCAGGGTGTTGTGAGACTGCTTGAAAGTCAAGGCGACCTTGATGCTCTTAGGGCTGGAAGATTTAGGGTAGCGACTCAAGCTGATGTAGGGCGTTTACGTTCTCAATCTGGAGGTATTATGAATTATAATCGTCAAACGGGTGCTTTTGAATAATGCCTCTTGTAAACACGCCAGATGGTCTTGTTAACTTTCCAGATGATATGTCTGAGAGTGAAATTAAGGCTGTGCTTCAAGAGAAGTTTCCACCTCTAGCAGAGCCAGATGTGGAAGATTATGCACGGGCAGCATTTCAGGGAATCACGTTTGGTTTTGGGGATGAGATAGAGGCTAGATATAGGGCATCAAGGAGTGGCAAGCCTTACGAAGAAGAGCTTGAGAATGTTCGTGCAGAGATAGAGGCTTTCAAGCAAGCTGCTCCTATTTCATCGGTGGCGACAGAGGTGGCTGGGGCAATTCCTACTGCGCTTGCTGGGGGCGGTGCTATTCGTGCTGGCCTTTCTGGGTTAGGTGCCCGTGGTGGTATTGTAGGTGGGGCTGCTGAGGGTGCTGCTGGAGGTGGTGTGTATGCTGCTGGTACAGCAGAAGAGGGGGAGCGTTTGGAGGCTGCAAAGGGGGGTGCAGCATTGGGTGCAGGGCTTGGCGGTGCGCTAGGTGCGGCGTTGCCGCCAATGTCGCCAGAAGCTCGTGAGCTTGTTCGCCGTGGAGTTCCCTTAACTGCGGGTCAGGCTATGGGCGGTGTTCCTCGTGCTTTTGAGCGTTCAGCAGAAGCGTTGCCTTTTGTTGGTGGCGTTGTGAGTGGAGCGCAAAGAAGGGCTATTTCACAGTACAGTCGAATTGCAACTGAAGATGCCCTGTCTTCTATTAAGGGGTTCAAAAAGCTTCCCAAAAACATCACTGGCGATAAGGCTGTTGACAGAGGTTTTGGTATCGTCAGCAAAGAGTATGACCGAATTGTTCCAAAGCTTGCAACATCAAAGGCTGATAAAGTAGACAGCATTATTGATTCCTCTCTTGAGGGGGCGATACAGCAGTCTGTTCTTGATGAGGCCACAGAAAGAACCTTGCGTAATGATATAAAAAAGATAAAGCAGTTGCTGTCCTCTAAAAGTGGGAATCTTAGCGGCAAGCAAATTCATACTGCTATTAAGAAAATGGGTTCTGATGCAAACAAACTTTCCAAGTTTGGAGCCGACCCAATGAACATTGAGAGGGGCAGAGCTTTGAGGTCTATTCAGCAAAGTTTATTTGATTTCTTAGAGTCTAATAATTCAAAGTATGCCCAGCAGCTTCGCAATGCAAACGAAGCCTTTAAGCGCATGTTGGTTATTGAAAGGGCTAGTGTTTCTGCTATTAAAGAGGGTGGTGAGTTTGCTCCATCTCAGCAGCTTTCCCGACTTGCTTCTGCAAATCGTAGAGCAGCCGCACGGGGTCAGGCTCAGGGTCAACAGGATGTTTTGGCTGCTAGAGAAATTCTTGAGCAAGGTCGCGCTGGTATTGCTAGACCGATACTTGAGGCTCGACAAATTATGAGCGGTCTGGGGACTGCTGGTTTGGCTGGCACTGCTGGAATTGCACCTGCTGCGGCAGGACTTGGCAGCGTTGGTGCAGCTTACTCAAGAGCTTTGTCCCCTCAAGTTAGGAGATTATTTTCTTCGTCTGCGGATATAGGGCGAGGTGCTGTTCCAATGTATTCAGGACTTTTAGGACAGGAATAAAACTATGGCTAAGAATAGTATTAGAGATTATGCAAATGCTGCCGCATCAAATACTGATGTGCAGAGCC